CAATCTGCTCTAGACGACCACGTAGATAAGCTACAAGACGTGCAACATTGATGCGATCTAGTGCAGTTGCTTCAGCTTGACGTGTGTGGTTTCCGTAGTTGATGCGTCCAACTTGTGGGAAGTAAACTAGTGGATTTACACGATTGCTGTATAGCAAGTCACGTAGTCCCTGTGGAACACCAGTTGATACGAAAGCATTGTTGTTTCCGCGATCAACATAACCGATAGAAATACAATCCAATACGCCTCTTGCATTACCAGCAGGTGCGAACCATACATCGCTTACCTGATCACTGCGTATCATTGTGCGAAGCATAATTGCTGAAGTTGGAACTACAACACTACCAACACCAGTCAGTGAAGGAACAGTTGCAGCACCTGGGTAGAATACTGCTGAGTATGCATCGTTAGTTGTTAATCCGTCTTCGCCGTTTGTGCCTGCGCCAACAGCATCGATTAGATAATTCTGAACAACTGTCTGATCAGTTGAAAGTCCCATTGGAACTTCGCCAATCACAAAGCCTGTGTTCTTACGATCATCGTTAAGAATCTTCAATGTGTCAAGTAGTTCTGGATATCCAGGTGCTACTAGCAAGTTAAATGCTCTTCCTTCTTCACGTAGTTCTGTGCTGTTCTCAACTGCCTGCTGCATTGCGCTAACAACGACATTTCTTACTGCCTGACGACCAAAGAAAGGAACATTATTATACTTCTTGCCACTGTATGACTGCCAAGTTGCCTTAACATCTGGTAGTGAAAGCTGTGGGAAATCTTCGATTGTGAAGTAATTTTGTACATACTTCTTAACATTGTTGCTGCTACGACGTGTATTGAATAGCAAGCAACCATTTGGATATAGATCTGCTTCTGGAGCATCTAGATCAATGTAATCGCTGAGTAGCAAATCAGTGATTGGTGTGATATCATCTAGGAATACGTCAGTTGTACCATCCATATCCCAACGAGCATCAGCGAAAACAATACCGTTTTCAGTTGTTGCATCGCTAGTATCAATCTGGATCCACTGATCAGTACCGTCCTTAGACTCCCAACGCCAGATAACTGGATAGCTATCGTAGTTGCTAGTATCAATCCATAGATCCCCGTATGTTAGTGGTGAACCCAAGCTGTTTACAGTTGGCTTGCTATAGCTAAAGATAGGACCATTTGGATCAGTTGCACTTAGATCATAACCGCGTGTGTCCTGAGCTACCATCTGATAGCCTTTCCATACGTTGTTATCGTTGATCAAAATATCAGCTTCAGTAACGCCTGAGTAGTACCATAGTCTACCATCAGTTGGAACAGCCTGCGGAGCAGTGTTCTGTTCGATGACAGCTGGAGCATAAGGTACAATCCAGTTACTGACAATTAGATCACTGTCATTGCCATCTCTGATGTTGACGATATCAGTTGTGATACCTGCATCTGATAGAGGACTATTAGTGTCATCCTTTAGAACAATAACACCACCAGTGGTATGTGTTAGTGTAATGTTACCTGTAGTAGTTACACCAGCAGTTAAGTTAGGGACGTTTTGAGCAAGAATTCTTGCAACAACACCCGCTGCTGTGTTATTTGGGCTAGAAGGAACAGTGATTGTTACTGGAGTAGTTAAACTGTTTGATCCAGTCTGGCTAACACTGATTGTGAAAGCATCAGCAGGTGTAAATGTTGGATTGGATTCTGTTCCAGTGATGGATGTAGCATCGCTGCTGTAACGGATGAAAATCTTATAACTTACTGTACCGTTGCCGTCAACATCATATTGTGCATACAATGAATTTCTAGCAATGTTTAGACCACCTTTAGTTGGATCCAAGTTGTAGATTGCATCAGCATCGCTTGCATAAGTTAAGCAAGGAACAAGATCCCATGCTTCAGTCACTGCATTGCGACGATAAGTTGCAATGTTTGCACCGTAGTTATAGTTGGTAGTCTTAACCCATACGCTGCCACTTGGACGAGGTGTGCTGTTAATTGTCTTCCACTGTGGAATGTTGCTGTGCTTGCTAAACTGAGTTGTTGGACGAGCATAAGTTCCTGAATCAATACCTAAATCAGTTAATATAACTCCAGCTCCAACATTGGAGATTATGATCTTACCATCTTCATCGATACCATTGCTCATTGCTGTGCTGTTAGCGAACAATGTGAACTTGCCACTAACAATAGCAGCTGAAACACCATCCACTAATGTAGAAACATCACTTACTAAGCCAATATCAGTAGCTCCACTAGCTGTGATAGTGATACCATTGATTGTGATAGCATCGCCTGGATTAATTGTTGTTACAGTAGCATTGCTTGCCTGCACAGTTGGTACTGAATTCTGCCAAGCAGATCCGCCCACTAGTACCCATGCATTGTTATAGTTCTTATAATACATGGGATTGTTAGCATTTTCAAAACCTACTACTGCATAATCGCCGATGTTACCATAGCTTGCAGCAGGAATTCCACCATTCACATTATCGTCAGTAGCTAAGAATGAAGGCTTAACTCTAACAAATGCTTGATTATATTGATCCCATTCGAATACACCCCATGATGTGATGCTTGTGTCTAGCCATAGTGTTCCACCTTCTGCTGTAGCAAAAGGACGAGTCTTGCTGCCATCTAATTCTGCAAGATCAACATCTGCTCTAACAACATAAGCACTGCTGATGATGTTTAGAATGTTATGTGCAGCCCATAGGCCGTATTCTGATAGTTCGCTGCCGTAAATTCGGTTACCGCTGGAGTCTTCTTCGAAGTAAGGCATGCCAAACTGGCTAACCAAGCTGCGTTGATCCCCGACATTAAAAACTTTACCAGCATTTGCTTTAGTAGTACCTGCTGCCAGTGTACCTGAATTGTTTGTCTTGTCTTGGGCTGTTGCCATTACGATGAATGGTACTGTACCTACAGCGGTGGGAGCATAATTGCTCTCATCAATAACTGTAACTTGTACACCCGGTGAAACTAAACTGTTTGCCATGATTATCACATCCTTTAGTAGGTTAGTAATATTTAGCGAATCAGCTTAAAACCTGGGCTCTATCAGCAGTTCTATTGGGATATAATGATTGAGACTTTTTCTTTAAGATCCTGCAATGTCCCAGTATTACGAACAATGAAGTTACGTTTTACAAGACGCCATTCCCATTCACTGCTGTGGATTTCAGGATGGTAGACGGTCATGAATCTACGAAGTTCATCATCATCATTAAACTGCTCGCTATACCATTGTGGCAGTGGTGGACGTTGCACTTCCCAAATCGTTCCATTCTGGCTCAGAATTACATCGACTTCGTTACGAAATCTGACATCACTGATCACATAATTCTTTGTGGGATCGTTTGCTCGTCGCATAAGGCTATGAACCCATATGTTCTTATGGAAATGATCACGCATGACATCTGTGCCAATATGCTGTAATACCCAACGTGGGGTGACAGGATGCTGCATGACATTAGACCAATACTCGTCTACTTGTTCTCGCCACACGCGGCTCGCTTCAGTATCCCCTTGCAGGAGTTGTCTATCCCAACCAAATATAGCTGCCACAGAGTCTTTAAGACTATCAGCAAATGATACTTTAATGAAGCCATAATCTTCCACAATGATGTTGTCAATTGTGCTCTTGCCAGAATTGATTAAGCCAATGACACCGACTATGGACATGATACCCTTTCAAATTAATTCTTAATTATATACTGAATTAAAGAAATCTTCAAATAGTTTTTCTTGAGTTTTGTGACAGTTATCTCGTTTAGAAGAATTATTGCCTTTGGATAGCATCTGTAAGTTTGTCCAATGTCCAATTATGTAAGCGGGAATATTATCTCTGAAGCCTTGTAATTGACTATAGATGTGATCCAATTCCCAACCATTGCTACGATCCAATCTATTGGGATTTATCTTATCAAAATAACATTTCCAACTCTCTGCTGTATAAAAAGCAACAGAATCATAATAACGTCTTTTGTCGCTTCGTTGTTCTCTAGGTGTTATTCTGCCTAGATCAACACCTGTTTGATAATTTTGTTCAATGATATCCGATCGTTGAAAATTGTTTTCAACTCCATATTTTTCAAGATTGGTTATTTTGGCTTTTTCTTTAATTAATGGATGCTTAAACGGATTGTCCGTTCCATATTTTGCCATCCAAGTATCAATTTTCTTTTGAAAAACATCTGGATTGTCTACATAATTTTGTTTGACACTTTTGCTTCGTTTTGTGTTTGTTCTATTGTTATGATTGTTATACATTCCAAGTTTGTTTTGATACGTTGCTTTAGCAGAAGAAGATATGAATGTAAGATATTTGTTTTCATTCCATTTAACATATTCACCAGTTTGAGGACAAGTGGGCCTTGTATAAATTTCGTTAATTATATGCCACACTCGTTGTTTTGCTACTACAGAATCTGGTAAAAAGTTAGTAGCATCTAAAATTTGTTGCCATAAGATAGGATGAGTTTTGTATAGATACCTGGTGGCAGATTTATTTTTACTGGTGTCATTTTTGATAATTTCTAATAGCATGTCTTTCATACTATTATTTATGCCGCTACCCCATAACGAACCAATTATCCAATCACAAACCAACTCGGAGTCTCACCAGCCATGAAGTTCGTGATCTCAAGTTCTAGCCTGTCAATCATTGCTTGGCTATCAGTCAACAGTTGAGTACCATTGAGCTGTGTGCCGCCACCAGGTCCTGGTAAGCTGGCAAATTTACCACGAGCTTGCCCTAAGCTACGCATAGCCAAAGCAAGAGTGTATTCACGAATCCATGGGCTGCTATAAGTGTCTTGAAGAATTGTTAGGTCAGGCTTGTAATTCTCAGTCCAAAGCAAAATAGTTTCTTTGTCTGCACGAGGGCGACGCATGATAGTCAACTTCTTGGTAACAGTATTGAATTGATAGTTGAGGAACCCACCAAACATCTTAGCAGCTTCTTTTAGGAACATGCTGTAGAAAGCATAAGTGGCAAGACCTCCCACACGACCGCTCTGGATCATGTAGAAGTTGACGAAGCCAGCTTCGAATGGTTCGTACTGACTCGATGTTCCGCGGTTAGCGCCAATGTTTCTTTTGAAACAGTTACGAACAGCAATAACTTCTTTTGGCAGTGTATAGGTATTTGTGTCTTTCTGTAGCTCCAAGTAACTATAGCTTTCTTCAACTGAATTGCTACTGCGCTGACGATATCGTGCCAGAGCCTGTTTGAATGCAGTTTCATAATGGATCGGATCTAGT